TTCGTCGCTTCGATGAAAAGTTCGAAGAAGTATTACCTATCGTGAAACAGCTTGTTCAGGAGAAAGACACCTATCACAAGCGTATCGAAGAGTCGGCCGCGATTACAGTCATGCTACGTCGCGAAGCAATAAATACTACACCGATGTTTGAGTTCGCAAGCGAAAATGCTCGCCTAGGATTCAAACTGAACGAACTAGCACTAAGAATCATGGAAAATGAGGAACTTGCAGGATTTGTCAACAAGGTTGGAACAAAGCTTTGCAAGGAAGGAACTGTAAATGATTTCGAACGTGCAGTGATTACACAAGTTCTTGAAAATGCTCAGGTTGAAGAAAAGCAATCTACAGCAAGAAAAGAAATCAAAGAGTCAACCGACCTATCGGCATTTTTTGATAAATATATTGTGAACTTCTACTAAGAAGTTCTTGACAAACACACAAGGTTTTCGTACACTAGCTGCATACGAAGACCTTAGCAAGTATGATGCGAAAGGGACTATCGCGACCCGAGTAGATCGCAGCTCGAATAATAGCGTTCAATATAAACTAAAGCAGGAATCATATCATGAGCAAAACATTAGAAGAAATCCGTAGAAAGTTACAAGCCCTTGAAAATAAGAAGGGCGGCAATGGCAACTTCAGTGGTGGAGATAAGGCAACTTACGCACATTGGAACATTGCAGAAGGTACATCATCAATCCTTCGATTCGCACCAGACGCAAATCCAGATAACTCTTTCTTCTGGGCAGAACGTCAAATCATCAAACTTGCATTCCCTGGCATCAAGGGTCAAGACGAAAACAAGCCTGTAGAAGTACAAGTTCCATGTATCGAAATGTGGGACGGTCCAAAGACTTGCCCAATCTTGAACGAAGTCCGTCCTTGGTGGAAGGATAAGTCTCTTGAAGAAACAGCTCGTAAGTATTGGATCAAGCGTACATATTACATGCAAGGTTTTGTCAAGCAAGACGGGTTGAACGAAGCTGAGAAGCCAGAAAATCCAATCCGTAAGTTCATCATCGGACCACAAATATTTGCAATCATCAAGGCTGCACTGTTGGATCCAGATATGGAAAATAGCCCAGTTGATTATGTCAACGGTACAGACTTTATTGTCTCCAAGACAAGCAAGGGTGGATATGCCGATTACGGTACATCAAAGTGGGCACGTAAGGAATCCAGTCTAACTGAAGAAATGCAGGCCGCTGTTGCTAAGTATGGTATTGTAGATCTTTCGACATACCTGCCAAAGCGTCCAACTCCAGAGCAGTTGTCAATCATGTTTGACATGTTCCAGGCATCATTGGACGGCGACTTGTATGATCCGGCAGCATGGAGCCAGCATTACAAGCCATTCGGCTTCGATAGCGGCACAAAGGACGATGCAGAAGGCGGAGAAGGTAAGCGTGTTACACGTACTGCCGCACCAGCCGCACGCACAGCACCAGTTGCTACACCGACACCAACCCCTGTAAAGGCTACGGTCGTTGAAGCCGAAGATCCTCCTTTCGAAGCCGATACCAAGGTCGAAACAAAGACTGAAGTCAAGGAAACTGTAGCTGCTACCGGTGCTACGGCAACCGGTAAGAGCCCGCAGGAAATCCTAGCGATGTTGAGAAATCGTAACAAATAAGAGAGACAGGTATGGTAGTGTAAAATCTACCATACCTAAATGATTTGTATACCTACGGCTGTAGGTTTTTAGTGAGGAATATTTATGGCTAAATCAGTCGATATTAGTAAGTTCAGAAAAACACTTACAAAGAACATACCAGGGCTAAGTATCGGATTCAACGATCCAAAGACCTGGATTAGCTTCGGTAATAAGTCTTTGAACTATCTAGTCAGTGGAGATTTCGAGAGGGGTATTGCTCTAGGTAAAGTTTCTATACTGGCAGGAGAGAGTGGTTCTGGCAAATCTTTGCTATCAGCAAACGTTATCAAGAATGCACAAGATCAGGGTATTTTCGTTATTCTAATCGATACAGAAAATGCATTGGACGAGTCTTGGCTCAGAGAGTTTGACGTAGATACTTCTCCAGAAAAGCTGTTGAAGCTCAATATGGCAATGGTTGATGACGTTGCTATGACTATAAGTGAGTACGTCAAAGAATACAGAGAAGTTCCAGAGAATGAACGTGCTGAAATCCTATTTGTTATCGATAGTCTTGGAATGTTGCTTGTAAAGGCACAGACTGACCAATTCGAAAGAGGTGAACTAAAGGGTGACTTCGGACACAAGCCGCGAGCACTCAAGGCCTTGATTACAAACTGTGTAAACATGTTTGGTAATCTCGGAATAGGTATGTTGTGTACCAACCATACATATGCATCACAGGATATTTTTAGTCCAGATGACGTAGTTAGTGGCGGATCCGGTCCAATCTTTGCAGCAAGTGCATTGGTTGCTATCAAGAAGGGCAAGCTCAAGGAAGACGAAGACGGAGACAAGACAACAGAAGTTGCTGGCATTCGTGCAATGTGTAAGGTCATGAAGACCAGATACAACAAGCCGTTTGAAGGGACTCAACTCAAGATTCCATATTCTGGAGGACTTGATCCATATTCTGGTCTTTTTGAAATGTTCGAAGACAGACTTCTAACAAAAGATGGAAATAGATACGTGTATGTTACACATTCTGGAAAAATCCATAAACTATTCAAGAAAGAATGGAATAAAAACGTAGATGGATGCCTAGATGACGTTATGGCAGATGTAATGAACACTCCCGGTGGATTATTCAAGGGAAGTAAAGAGGAAAAACAAGTAGAGGTAACTAAATGATGAACAACAACCATGAACTATTGATAGAGCTGTGGTCAAGGATCAAGTCACATGTTGCACCAAAGGAACGACTAGAAGTAGCTGATATCCTTGTTGTGGTCTTTGACGAGTTTGGTCTAGTTGACGATGATCTTCTTGATGAAGATCTAGACAAGGAACTACGTGCCGCAGCAAGAAGCCATCTGGCCGAACCACTAGATGAAGATGTTGACGCAGAAGAAGACGATGACTCAGCCTGGCGCTAATATCGGATCACCGTTGATTGAAGCAATCAATAGCAAGGATGCTCAGCGATTCATGACGGAAATCCAGCAGTTCAAGGCAAAAATGCGCGATGTGACTGTGGGTGCCGACTACGTTCTATGGATTACAGAGCCAGTAAACCTGACGATGGTACAAAAGGCTATCGCGGAAGACCTAGGTGTCCCTCCGAGAGCTATGGCTATCAAACGACTTCTGATGTCACGAACCCAAAAGGCAGTATTACTTGTCCAAGCAATGGAACTAGCAGTAAAGAAAGTACATAAACTGTGAGCGTATGGTATTATAAAATAGTGAATGATCTTTCTAACATTCCTGCCTTTATTGATTACTTTGAACAAGAGCTTGAAGATGCTCGTTTAGAGTTATCACTAAAAGGTAAGACGTTAGAAAGACATGCGGCTGAACTTCCTGGTTTAGTTGAACGTAGGTATTCTCAGCTTCAAGAGATCGAAGCTGTGCTTGAATATCTAAACATTCAACTCAGGAAGGATAGATCAGCGGAGTTCAAAAGATTCCTCGAAGCTTATAACAAGACACTGAGTTCCAGAGACGCTGAAAAATACGTCGACGGAGTTTCAACGATTGTTGATTCCACACTTTTGATAAATGAAGTAGCCCTACTTAGAAATAAGTTTCTAAGTATATCAAAAGGAATGGAGGCCAAGAACTTTATGACTGGTCATATTATAAAACTACGGGCAGCAGGATTGGACGACGCGAGTATCTAATGGCAACAACAAAACTAATAATACAAGATGAAGTAAATGTAAAGTTCGATGGACTTGACGTGGTAACACGCAGAAAGCTTGTCGAAGCTTTAGAATATTTCATACCTGCCGCTAGATATTCACCTGCATACAAGCTGGGCCGCTGGAATGGTATGGCAAGCTTTGCAGATATAGGCGGAAGATCATATCTCAATCTACTCGATAAACTATTACCTATTGTTCAGCAACAAGGATTCGATATTGAAATCGAAGACAATAGAGAATCCCACGAGTTTCAGTTTGATGTGGTAAAAGAAGATTCATATTCTCATATCAAATGGCCAAAGGGCCATCCTTTCGCTGGTGAACCCATTGTCATCAAGGAACACCAGCTCGATGTTATCAACTCATACCTTGAGAATACAACAGGCATAAATCTTGCTCCTACTGGCGCTGGTAAGACGATTATTACTGCCATCCTGAGCCA